GGGTGAAGGTCTTGGTGTTGACGGCCTCGGCGACGAAGTCTACCGCCACGTCGTAGATCACGTCGAAGGTGATCCCCGACACGTCGGTCGCACCGGAAGGGAACGCCTGTCCCATGTACCACTGGGCGCCCGGGGCCATGCTGGTGACGTCGAGGGTGGCGACCCCCTGGCTGATGAGCACGACCCGCCGCGACGGCGTCTCGTTGGTCGTGCCGATGACGATGCCCGGCCAGGTCTGGGTGGAGCTGTTGTAGAGGAGGTGCGGCGCTATGGTGTCGTTGAACTCCTCGGCGTTGATGATAAGGGCGCCCTCGCCCCCGGCGCCCGCCGTCAAGGCCGAGCCTATCGACGTCGTCGGATCGACGCTGCCGATGTCCGGGTTGGGGCTGACGACGTACCCGTTGTAGCAGGCGTGGGCGGCGGGGAGGTTGGTTGAGATGGGCGTCGTGATCCGCACCATCACCGACACCTGCGGCGGGGGCGGCGGCTCGCCGATCCTCACCACGGCCCAGCAATGGCCGTCCTCGTCGGGGTTGTCGGTGTCCACCCACAGGATGCGGTAGCCCTTCGGCCCGGCCTTGGCGTAGCCGGTGACCGTGTTGACGGCGTCGGCGTAGAGGCCGGTGCCGTCCGTCACGTCGAGTTTCACCGGCACGGCGCCGCTGATGACCGCGCGGCCGACGGCGTCGGCGTCGATGGGGTCCAGGGTCACGACGTAGCTGGCCGGGGCGGCGACCTCGGTCTTGATGACGCTCGACCCGCCCACCGAGGCCCCCGGCGGGGCGAAGGGGTCGCCCGCCGGCACCGTGACGACGGGGGCCTGACCCTCGAACCCGACCTTGGCAACAAAGGCGTGCTCGTTGTCGGTGGGGAGGAGGATCGGGGTGATGGGTTGCAGCACCGAGAAGCGCGGCACGGGGCTGCCGGTGATGTTCTTCACCAGCGCGATCGTGCTGGTGAAAATTGAATCGGGCGGGCCGGTGGCCTGGTTCTTCTGCCGCCGGTACCACTGGAGCATCTCCAGGAACTCGTTCCAGATTCGGGCCGAGATGTTCAGCGGGTCGCCCTGGCGGGCTTTCTTCAGGGGGTCGGGCATAAGCTATTTCGCTCCGGTTACGCTGACTACTTTCGCCACGGCCGGCGGCGCCCCCTCGCGGATCTCCGAGGGGTCGGGGATGCCTGCCCCGGCCATCGCCTCCTTGAAGTTCAGGCTCCGGCGGCCGGCGAAGGTGCCCTGCCTTCCCTTGCCGGACAGCAACAGCGCCTTCTCCGGCGGGCACACTCGCACGAGGAAGCGGACGTTCCAACGGGTCGCGTTGACGGCCTTGGTCCAGTCCAGGGACTGCACGTCCGCCCCCAGCGCCGCCGGGTCGATCGGCCCGAGGGCCCGGGTGGGCTTCCACCCGAGCTTCTCGACGGCGTAGTGTTTGCCGTCGGCGACGTTGAGGTAATAGTCGCTGGCGCTGGCCGGCGCGGCGGCGCTGGTCGGGTGCGGCGCCGGGGCGGCCGGGTTCGCCGCCGGCTTCTGCGTGTCGAACTTCTCGACCGGTGCGGCGGTCTGACTGGTTTCGCTCATGAGCTGGTCCCGATGCCGAGGCCGGACAGGTCCATCTCGTGGTAGACCTGCTCGACGTAGGCGTATTTGGCGGTGTTGGTGACGAGGGCGTCGGCGCCGCTGCCGGAGACGTTCTTCTCGTACCTGAGCCATAGGTACTCCCACCCCTTTTTGTCGATTCCGGTGATGGCGCCGACGGTCAGGCCGGTAACGTTGGGCGAGCCGGCGAACTTGAAGGCGATCTCCCAGTCGCCCCGGCCGCGCTTGCTGCCGCTGGCCCCGAGGAACAGCACCTCCCCCTCGTCGCCCCCGTAGAAGGCGGCGTTGCAGACGGTGCCGGTCAGGGCGTAGAGCGTTCCGACGTAGGTGTCGGTGACGCCGGCGTCGGGCATGTAGAACGTGACACTGAAGGCGAAGTTGGGGACGGTGATGTCCACCCCCTCGACCGAGTCCTCGGTCACGTTGATCGCGCCCTTCAGGTCGGGGGCCGTCCCCGCCCCGACGGCGTACTTGTTGACGGTGCTGAGGCTCTGAGTGACCTTCTGGGTGCCGCCCGTGGTGTCGAAACTGAACAGCTTCTCGTTGGTGTTGGGCTTGTTGTTGGGCGAAACGTACTTGGCCGAGCCGTACCACTGCTGCCAGCCCACCTGCTCGACGGAATCGACGCTCTCGAAATAAAGCCCCTCGTAGATGGCCGGGGTCGCGGCGCCGATCGCGGCGACGACGGCGAAGTCGTCCATCGTGCCGGTCACCTCGAAGAGGAACTCGTTGGTGGCCTTGTCGCCGGTCTTGGGCTTGCGCGACTCGGAGCGCTCCTCCACGGTGACGGTGACGGCGCCGCCGGTGCTGGTGGGGACGGTGACGGTTGGCATGTGGGCTAGTTGGTGAAGGTCGGGTGGGCGAGGTTGTCGATCGCCTGGTTCGTCTTCTTCCCGATGTCCACGAGTTGGGCGGTGTTCTTGTCGATGTTGGCGGCGTGGCTCCCGCCGGCGAGCATCCCGGCCACGCGGGCGTTGAAGGTGCCGACGGCGCCGAGTTTCTTGGCCACCCCGTCCATGCCGTCGGAGGCGGCCTTCTGGATGTCGGGGATGGCCGGCAGCGCCGGCCCCTTCTCGAGGAAGTCTTTTGCGCCAGCCAGCAATCCCTTGAGGCGGTCGGACAGGTTCGGAAGCCCGGCCTTCTTGGCCAGATAGTCGGCCCAGTCCTTGGCGGCGTCCTGGTTATTCTTCTGCTTCTCGGCCTCGATCTCGGCCTGGTGCTGGTGCGCCGCTGCGGCCTGCTGGTCGGGGGTCATCGCCCGTCCCTCAGCGGCCCACTTCTCGATGCCGGCGGTGTGTTTCTCCAGGTCCGCGGCGTGGCCTTCGAGCGAGGCCTGGAGGTCGGCCTGCTGGCCGGCGTCGCGCTTGTCGGTTTCGACCTTGTGCCGCCGCCCGATCTCGTCCATCCGGGCCCGGATCATGGCCTGGATCTGCTCTTCGGTGAGCGTCTTGCCGGTGAGGGCGTTGATCGCGGCCTCGTGCCGGGCGTCGATCGGGGCGACGTACTTTTTGTAGAGGGCGGCCTCGGTGGCCTTGTCCCCGTGCGCCTCGTCCGCGACCCGCTTGTAAGCCGCCTGGTACTCCGCGGCGTCGATCTGCTGCATGTAGGCGCGGGCGTCTCCGTGGGCGAGCGTCTTGCCCCGGTAGTTCTTGTCGGCGTCCGCCTCCACGGCGCCCCGGGCCCCGTGCGTGAACAGGGCGTCGTCCACGGCGTTGGTGACCTTGTGCCACAGGCCGACGATCCGGCTCACCAGGTCGCTCATCACCTGCCACGCCTTGAGGGCAAACTCGGCCATGGCGCTGCCCCAGCCGTAAACGATGTCGGGGAAGTTGGATTTGAGCGAGTCCCAAATCCCGATCAACGCCCCCTTGATGTCCAGCCAGACGTTGAGCAGCCGCGGCTTCAATTGCTGCCACAGCGCGGCCATGCTGGTCGTGAACCCGTCCCAACTCCCGAGCGCGGCGTCGAGGAACTCGGCCACCTTGCCCAGCCCGCTCATGATCCGCTGAGCGAAGGTGTCGCCGCTCCCGACGGCGTAGGCGAAGGCGGCGCCGATGCCGACGACGGCCGCGGCGACGATCGTCACCGGGGCGGCCAGCGCCCCCACGACGGCGGCGATGGCCCCGACCGCGGGGGCCATGAGGCTGATGGCGGTGCCCAACACCACCAGCGCGGCGCCGGCGGCGGTGACCCCGACGGCCACCTTGCGAATGGTGGCGATCAGGTCCTGATGGCCCTTGGACCACTGCATCACCAGACCAATGATGCGGGTGGCCCGCTGCGCGAACTGCTGCACGGCCGGGGCGACGGCCGAGCCGATCGTGACGGTGAGCATCTTGGACACGTCCTCCAGGTCCTGTAGGGCACGCTTGAAGCCCGTTGCGCCCTTGGCGGTCTCGCCGCTCATCTCCAGCCCCAGCGCCCGGGCCCGGGCCTGCATCTGGTCGATGCCCGCCCCGCCCTGGTCGAGCAGGGGCAGCAGGTCCGTCCCCGCCTTGCCAAAGATGGAGAACGCGGCGGCGGCCCGTTGGTTCTGGTCGGTGACTTGGCTGAGCCTGTCGGCGATGGCCTTGAACTGCTCGTCGGGGCTCATGCCCTTCAAGTCTTCGATGTTGATACCCAGCGCGCCGAATGCCTCCCGCGCCTTCTTCGACCCCCCTTCCGCCTGGGCGAGCGCCTTCTGCATCTTGGTCATCCCCTTTTCCAGGCCCTCCATGTCCACGCCCGACTGCTGGGCGGCGTAGCCGAGGGTGCTGAGCGCCTCCACCGACGCGCCGGTTTTGGCGGCGGCGTGCTCCAGGGCGCTGCCGACCTCCATGTAGGCCGCGGCGGCGGCGGTGAGGGGGTCGCTGATGGCGGCCCCGCCGGCCATGAGGCCCTTGCCGATGGAGGTGGCCGCGGCGCCGAACGCCTTCAGCTTGGCCTGCGCGGCGTCGAGACCCTTCTGCAGCCTGTCCTGCAGGCCCAGCTCGACGTATGCGCGACCTGCGCGCACGGCTCCGGCGGATGACATGCTCAGTTTCCTTTGATCGAGTTGGCCCACGCCTTCGGCAGCGTGCCGGCCGCCACCTCGGCCCGGAGCGCGGGCGCCATGAACGGACGGGCCGCGTAATTGAGGGTCCGGCCCTTGCGTGACTCTTTCCCGCCGAACTCCAGCGCGTTGGCCCCGTTCGATTCCCCGAACTTCTCGGGGCCGACGACGGTGCTCTGTGCCCCGGGGTCGTAGGCGAAGAAGAGCAGCCGCTTGAGGGCGCCGCCGTGGTCGCTGGGCGGCTGGCCGGCGGAGGAACTCTTCTTTCTCCGGCGGATCAGGCTCCGCGCCCGCCTTCGCACGAACGCGCCCATCCGGCTCATCGCACCGGCCTTGGCCTTGCCCAGGGCGTTCACGACCGCGGCCCGGTCGAAAAAGCTTTGGGCCATCTTGAAGTCGATCACGGGTGTCTCGGGTAAACGTCCGCCAGTCGCCACGGCCGGGCGGCGTCGGGTTGTTCGTAGCTGCCGAGGCGCCACAACCGGCGGCGCTGCTCCTGCCCGTTGATGTCGCTCACCCCCTCGTCCTGGCCGATCAGGAACGGCTCGGCGGCGTAGGTCCGCAGGCGGCCCAGCGCCAGGCCGAGGGCGCGATCCTTGTGGGTCGATGCCGAGAGGATGACTTCCAGGGCGTGCGACAGGGCCGGCCCGCGCAGCGCGTAGGCGTGCGACCGCTCGCAATCGTGGCAACGCACCACGCCCGACGCGACGGGTCCCGGCGGCGGGCTGCCGTCGCGGTTCAGGTGCTCGCCGCCGAGGAACAGAGCGTCCCAGTCCGCCGGCACCGCGGAGAGGAACCGGGCGGCGTCCGCGCCGAACGTCCCCGGCCGGGCGATATAGGCGTCGTCCTCCAGGATCAGCAGGCTTGCGACCCCGTCGGCCATCGCCCGGCGAATCACTTCGGCATGGCTCTGGGCGCAGCCGTAGGCCCCGGCGCTAGCCTGCCAGGTCGGGGGCGGGGTGAGGGTCCGGCCGTCGATGGCGTCGAACACTTCCGGCGGCCGGAACGGCCAGCCGGCCGCGTCGATGCCGGACCTGAACCGTGCAAGCCGCTCCGGTCGCCGGTTCAGGTTTATGACGGCGACGCGCTCGAAGGTGTCTGCGAGGTGGGGCATGGCGCCGCCGGCGTGAGGCCGGGCACGGGGACGGACGGCTTGTGGCCCTGGCTGACCAGCAGCATGTTGCATAGCAGGGCCAGCGGCGCGGGGCTGCTGTCGCGCTGCGGTTTGGGGGCGTAGGGGTTGAACTGGTCGGGGGTGACCGGCGGCCCCTTGCGGAAGGGGTTGGAATTGACCAGGGCGGCGACGGTCAGGGAGGTCTGGCCCCACTCGGCCCGCAGCCGGCCCTCGGCCATCCGCCACAGCTCGCGGAGCGTCAGGGGGAACGGGTCTACTCCGGCGACGCCGGCGAGCTCCCAGATCAGCGCTTCGACTTGCGCCGCATTTCGGCACGCCCGGCCTTGAGGATCTGGGCCGGGTCGATCCCCGCCAGCGCCTCGGACAGGTCCCGGTCCATCAGCTCGCCCGCCTCCCGGATCTTGCCCAGCAGCGCCCGGAGCTGCTCCCGGCGGGCCCGCGGGAAAAAATCGGTCGTGTCCTCCACCACGGCGTTGAAGCCGTCGAGGATGGCGTCGCCGGCCATCGCCGCGCCGAACTGCGCGTCGCTCACGCCGTCGGCGTCGGCCTCGGGTTTGCACAGCGCGTAGAGCACGTCCACCAGCAGGACCGCGTCGTCGGACAGTTGGCGGAGCAGCTTGCAGCCGTCCTCCACCACCTTCAGCAGGTCCACGCCGCACAGGGCGCGGACGCGCTTGATGCTGTCGATGGTGACCGCGACCGTCCAGTCGCGGCCGTTGGCGTCCTTGAAACTCTTCACGTCATTTCCTCGGGATCTGGGTACACCTTGCCCCTTTAGTTATGAGCCACTGACCTGCACGACCTGGGGCGGGACGGCGCTGTAGCCGAACGCGACGCTATACGTCACCATCTGCTTGTCCTCCACCGGCTCGGTCTTCTCGATCTTGGTGCAGCAGAAATCCGCATATATGCCGGTGGCGCCCACGGTGCTGGCGAGGTGGTCCAGGATGGCCAGCGCCTGCACGCTGCGATTCAGCAGCGCCGCGACCATTGCGAGGTAGAGGGGGTCGGTGGGGTCGTAGACCTGGCTGATCGTGAAGTCGCCATCGATGATCCCGGGGGCGGAGGCGGCGAAGCCCCCGCCGGCGCGGGTGGTCAGCTTGACCTTGTTGCCGTCGAGGGGCAGGGTCACGTCGATCACGTTGGGGATCAGCGTCAGGTTGGCCGGCAGGGTGCCGGTGGTGATGCCGCCGGCGCCGGTCGTGCCCCAGCTCGCGCGGGTGTGGGTCGCGGTGAGGTAGTAGAGGGCGCCCTGGAAGCCGAGTGAGAACATGGCTTGCTCCGTGGTTGCTTGGGTTGCTTAGGTTTGGGTTGCTTGGCCGGCGCTCACTGGCGCCGGAAGGTCAGATGCACGACGCCGGTGAAGACGCGCTTGCTCAGCAGGTGGTCCACGTCATAGAGGGGGTCGCAGGCGGTCTTGACCCAGACGGCCGCCGTGGTGCCGAGGGAGCCGTCCCGGGGCGGCGAGGCCCCGTAGTCGGGCTCGAAGTAGCCCGCGATCTGCTCCGTCAGCAGGGCCAGCTCGTCCAGCTCGGGGTTGCCCGCCGGGTCGTCCGGGGCGCAGGCCTGGGTCAGTCGCCTCTGCACGCCCACCTGCACGGTGAAGTCCCGCCAGGTCTTGCCCCGGCTGGCGATGCTCCGCTCCTCCGGGCCCATGGGGACCACGGTGACGGTCAGGTTCGCCAGGTCCTCCAGCTCGGCCGCCGGCAGGTACTTCCGCACGGCGACCGTCACCGGCTCGACGAACGTGCCGCCCGGGGCGCCGGTCAGGGCGGCGGCGACCGCGTCGGCGATCGCCGCCCGCTGCGAGCTGGTCGGTAGCGGCATGGGTCAGGGCTCCGGGTGAGGGTCTTTAGGGGATGGGCGTGCCGGCCGTCCCCACGGCCTTGGCGTGGATCCGGTAGACCGTGCGATAGGCGTCGGAGTAGCGCCAGGGGCCCTCTCCGGCGCCGCTCATCACCTCGAAGACGCGACCGGTTGCCGGGTCGCCTTCCGCGATCCGGTCGCCCTGCTTGGGCTGGGCCGGCACGTCGTCCAGCACCAGGTCCGCGACGTTGATGAGGTAGTCGCGCACCTCGGCCCGGACCGTGAGCCCGTCCTCGGTGGACTGCTCGTAGCCGGTCCTGCCGATCGTGGCCGGCACGGTGACGGCCGAGGCGCCGCGGAGGTACGTCACGCACTGCGTGGCGTACTGCGTGCGCGTGGCCTGGAGCCAGGCCGATCCTTGGGCGAGCAGGTCCATGGATCCATGGGTCCGTGGCGCGGGGCCGCGTGAGGCAGGGCGGGCGGTGAAGGTCAGCACCGCCGCCCCGCCGGCCCACGTGGGTCAGTACCCGTAGGCGACCCAGTTGACCTTCTTGCTGAAGGTCGTGGCGGCCACCGGCGTCGGGTCGGTGCCGGACGTGTTCTGCCAGGTCTTGATGATGACGCTGCCCGCCGCCGGCGAGCCGGCCTGGTCGCCGATCGTGGCCGACGCCCATTCGGGGTTGTCGGTCGGGTCGGAGTCGAGGGAGGCGACGACGGCCACCACTTTGGTCAAGCCGGTGACGACCGTGTCCGCGGCCGCGACGGTGGTCTGCTGCCCGGAGACGGCGCGGAGGGTGCCCCCCGGGGCGTTGGCCTTGACGAAGTAGACGTACTGATCGCCGGTCAGCGCCGCGGCCACGGCGTAGCCGGCGAAGGTGCCGGTGCCGGTGTTGTTGAAGGCGCCGGTGCTGGCGGTGCCGACGTTGGGGTTGCCGGTGGTGTTGTAGAAGATGGCGTCGCCGGCGGCGATCGCGCCGGCCGCCTTGTTGCCCTGCCAGACGCCGCCGCTGTAGACGAGCGAGCCGAGCACGTTGGCGGCGATGTCGCGCTGGGCGAAGTAGGCGATGGCGTTGATGATCTCCACGTCGCCGGCGCCGACGGCCGAGCCGGGCGTGTAGTCGATGTTCTGGGTCTGGCCCGAGTTCAGGGCCACCTTGGGGTTGAAGGTCATGGTCGCGCTCCAGAGGTCAGAGGTCGCAGGTCAGTCGGAAGTCACGCGGTTGGCGGGTGTCGTTACGCCCCGGTGGATGTCGTTACGCCCCGGCGGAGTAGGTGCCGCAGCGGTAGTCGTGCAGGGCGACGCCGAAGTCGTAGAAGCACCGCATGGCGATGCCGAGGGTGTTGAAGTTGGCCTCTCCGCGCTCGATGACCGGGGAGCGCTGGCCGCGCAGGTAGCCCACCTGCACCACGGCGAAGCCGCCCTCGGGGTTGGGCAGCAGGTACCAGCCGGTGTCCGAGCCGCCGGCGATGGGCGAGGCGGCCCCGAGCCACGGCGAACTGAGGGGCTTGTAGTTTCCGGCGTGGGTGTTGAAGTTCGGGTCCAGGCTCTTGCTGGCGGTCGAGCCCAGGGCCCCCACCACGATGCTCGCGCCGTTGAATAGGTTCTTGCCGGTGGCCAGCAGCGCCGGCGGCAGCAGCAGCCGGTCCGGGTTGACCATGATCGGGTCGCCGTTCGCGTCCTTCTGCTCGAGGAACTTCTGCACCGCGCTGGTGAGGGCGGAAATCGACAGGGCGGAGCCGCCGCCGCTGAGGTAGTTCTTGGCGCCGGTGGAGAAGAAGTTGAAGCCGTTGGCGGCCTGGCCGGTGCTGGCGCCCGGGGCCACGGTGCTGGTGGCGGTGGAGAGGGTGGTGAAGACGGCCTTCTCCCTGGCGAGCGCCGCCTTGCGGCCGATGATGGTGGGGATCTCCGTCAGGGCACCCATGTCGTCGTTCACCAGCAGCTCGCGGCCGACGACGACGACGTTGCCCCGGGTCGTCACCTGGTTGGGGTAGCTCTCGTCCTGCAGGCTCAGGTTCTTCAGCTCGCCGTTGGGCCCGACCTGGGCGAAGTCCCCGGCGGCGGTCAGACGGTAGCGCTTGAACTGCTTGAAGTCGTTGGTGTCGGTCTGGTAGGCGATGTCCGGCACCACGCTGGGGACGGTGCCGTAGGCCTGCAGCATCGACTTGTTGAGGATGTTCTCGGTGACGCCCGACAGGCTCATGGTCGAGTAGCCGGTGCCGGCGTCGGCGCGGATGTTCGGGCCGGCGGACCGCTCGATCGTGAACATGTGCCGGATCACGTCGTCGTCCATGCGGCTGGCGTGGATCGGCTGGCCGTGGGCGGCGGCGATCATCTGGCACAGGCCGAAGATGGTGAGGCGGCGCAGCGGCCGGCTGGCGGCGATCTCCTTCTGCCGGTCGCTCAGGCCCTGGAAGGCGTACTTCTCGGCCACCCCGCCGGCGGTGGCGGCCGCGGCGGCCACGATCTCGGGCGTCACCTCCCGGGCGGCGCCGGTGTTGATGCCGAACTGTCCGTTGGGGCCGGCGGCGCTTGGCCGGCTGGCGCGCAGGGCCTCCAGCTCCGTCCGCTCCGCGTCCCACCCCTGCTCGATGGCCTTGGCCTCGATCTCCGGGTGCCCGGCCGCGGCCTTGCGCACGGCGGTCAGGCGTTGGGTTTCCGCCAGGGCGGCGGCGCGGACCTGCTTGCGCACGTCGGCCGGTGCGGCGGCGGCGCGGATGGACTTCGACGAGCTCAGTCGAGCCGCGCCCTTGCCGCCCTTCCCGGCCTTCCTCGACGCCTTGGCGGCCTTCGCGTCCTTGTCGTCCTTGTCGTCTTCCTCCTCCTCGTCCTCATCGTCCTCCTCGTCGCCGTCGGGCGGGTCGCCCTCGGCGCTCTCCTTGGCCGCCTCCGCGGCCTTGCACTCGGCGTCGTACGCCGCCTTCATCGCCTTCGCCTGCTCGCCGGTCAGCTTGTCGGCCGTGAAACCCTTCGCGGCCAGCCATGCGTTGAAATCCATAGTGTCTTTCCTTGCGGCTTTGGCCGCGATGTGGGCGCTGGTATTGCCGTCGGCGCCCAGTGCCACGAATGAAATCTCGCCCAGCGCCGTGCTCCGGGCGATGTTGATCGGGCCCTCGAAGGTGCGGCCGTTGGCGTCGGCCGTCTGTCCCGCGGGGACGAACTGGTTTTGGAGCGTGGTGGCGCCGATCGACGCCTGCCACGGGAAGCCGTTGGTGCCGGAGTTGACCACCTCGTCCACGTGCGGTCCGTGGCCGCTGACGACGCCGGCGGCCTTGAGCTTGCCGTCCTGGACGCCGGTGTCGGTGGTGTGGCCGACGATGAGGCTCGGGTCGTGGTCGCGCAGCGTCGGCCGCGACTGGTCGAGCCCCTCGATGCCGGTCAGGTCCACGACGACCGGGTAGTCCCACCCCTCCAGGTTCATCGGGCCGCCGGTGTAGGCGTCCATCGTGAACGTCGGGGGCAGCGGGGGCCGGCCGTCGGGCCCGGGCGCGGCCGCCTTGATCGTGACCGGGGCGGTGAAGCTGAGCGTCATGCCGCGGACCGTCTTGGGGGCCTTGGCGGCGCGGATGGGTGGCAGGTGGTTCATGGCTCGAATGCGTCGGGTTCGTAGCCCCCCTGCCGCACCGGGTCGGGGGTGCCGTCGGGCACGGGGTCGGGTTCTTCGTCCAGTGCGGCCGGGGCGGGGTTGCCGCTGGCGGCGAAGAGGAACTGGCGGAGCATGGCCCGGTACTCGTCCAGGCTCATGCCCAGCGACTTGGCGTTGGACGCCTGCACCTCTTCCCAGTCGTACCCGTCCTCGGCGGCCTCCAGCGGGATGCTGGAGACGCCGGACTGGATCCGCGTCTTCTGGGCGTTGGCCACCTTGTTGGGGTCCCCGTGCTGGCCCAGCCGCGACCAGCGCCAGACGTGGTCGAACGACGCCGGGAGGTCCTTGGGTAGGTAGCCGGGGACCCGCACCGCCTCGGTGAGGAACTCGTCCAGGACGCGGTCGAGCAGGTCCTCGTAGCCGGAGCGATCGACCTGCACGGCGCGGCTGAAGGTCTGGCTGACGACGTACGCACTGGCCATGTTGGCGAGCCGCGCGTCGAGGGTGAGGAAGAACAGCGGCACGTCCAGGCAGCGGCCGATCTCGCTCAGCACCGCGTTGGTGTAAGTGTCGTAAGTCGTCACCGGCTGCTCGGCCTTGACCTGGCCGAGGTCGTAGCCGGGGGGCAGCACCGTGGCCATGCCGTCGCGCAGCTCGATGGTGTCCATCGGGCTCACCTCGTCCCCGCCGGCCTCGGCCGGCGCCTCGCTCTTGACGACGGCGTTGAAGTCGGCGGCCGTCTCGGCGGCCCCGAGCACGGCCTTGCCGTAGCGGCGCAGGTGGCCGAACTTGTCCAGGGCCGGGGCGACCTCGGGGACGCCGCGCTGCTGGCCGGGGCGGATCTGCTTGAAGTCGTGCAGCACGTAGCGCGCCGGCCAGCGGTCGAACTCGTAGCCCATGATGACGAACGCCCCGAACGCGCCCGGGTGCTGGCGCAGGATGTGGTACTCCTGCGGCCGGCCGAACGTGTCCAACACGACCCCGTCGAAGAACTGGTCGGGGTACTGCGCCGGGTACATCCCGAAAAGCGGGCTGGTGACCTGGTCGCATTCGATCTCGAACAGGTCCATCTTGACCGGGTGGTGCAACCCGGGGTTGGTGCGCAGCAGGGCGAACGATTCGCCGTTGTAGACGCGGGCGGCGCGCAGGCTCCGCAGCGTCCGGGGGAGCCGCACTTGCTTGCCCCATTCCTTCCAGGCGTCTTCGATGGCCGCGTTCATCGCCTTGTTCGGCGTGGTCATCTGCAGCCGGGGACCGGTGCCCACGACGTAGTTGGCCAGCGTCTGGGCCATGCCCATCAGCCACGAGTTGTTGTGGTACTCATACCGCGCCCGCATCCTCAGTTGCCGGCGCACCATCCAGTTGGCCGAGGCGTCGATGCTCATCGCATCGGCCAGGGCCCAGTGGTTCTGGTTGTCGGGGGTGGTGAACTGCGAGTCGAAGCGGGCGCGGAGCATGCGCCGGTTGCGGCCGTTGCTGACCGGCGGCGGGCCGGCGGGCCGGCGGCTGAACCAGCGGAGGGGGTTGAGGGCGGCGGCGAGGCTCATGGGGTCGGCTTACTCGCGGTCGCGCAGGTCCATGGCGCCGGGGCGGCGGATCTTGAACAGCTTGATCCCCAGCCCGCCGGCGGCCTGGGCGGCGGCGGCCTTCTGGTAGCGGTCGGCGGCGATCTGGTCGGGCAGGCTGTGCTGGCTCATCGAGCCGCTGTCGCCGCTGGCGCTGGCCGGGGCGATGGCGTTGGTCGTGATGGCTGGCACCAGGTCGGTCGGGGTCGGGTTCTGCATTTCGAGGCACCTCGGCGGCGTCCGGGTCGGGACGGGGCTCATCGCGCGGCGTGGTGCCGGGCGTTCTTCTGCAGCTCGGCGAGGCTGACGCGCTTGCGGGCCCCGGCCTGCTGCTGCAGCTCCTGCAGGGCGGCCCCGGCGATCGAGCCGGCCACGCAGCAGCCGGTGAGGCAGTCGAGCAAGTCGTTATCCGGCCGGTGCGGAAGCACCTTCCACTCCTGCACCTTGCGCCCCCTGCCCTCGGTCTCGACGGCGTACTCGGCCGTCAGGTGCGATCCCAGCAGCCCGTGGTCCTCGGGGCGGCCGAAGAGGGTGAACGATCCCCCCCCGCCGCCCTCCTGTTTCAACCGGGTCACCAGGAACGACTTCCAACTGTTCGCGTCGTACACCACGTGGCGGCCCTTGTCCGGGGCGGGCCGCGGGATGACCCAGTGCAGCCCGAACCGGTCACCCGGTTGCTTCTTCCGCTCCGTCAGGGGCAGGTTGCTCGCCCCGACGCCCGCGCCGAAGCTCGGGTGCAGGACGCCGGCGTGGGCACTCTTGCGGCAGAACTTGCGGACGATCGGGGTGGACTCGCCCCAGCGGGCGTCCACCAGGCACCGTTCGATCCGCGCCGCCCCGCCGCCCTCCCGCTCCCACTCCCGGGCCAGGATCAGCGAGGCCAGCGTCTCCAGGCCCTTGGCCAGCGCCTCCTCCCAGCGGCTGGCCTTCTCGGCGTCGATCAGCGTGCGCCGCACGTCGGCCTTCGTGAAGAACTCCCGCTTCTGGTCGGGGTGCGTGCCGTAGGTGACGACGTGGCCGCTGAAATCGTCCTGCAGGGCCACGACGGCGTAGAACAGCAACTCCTTCTGCACGTCCACGAACGCCACCAACCGCGTGGCCTCGGCCGGCACCACGCCGCGGGGCGTGCCGTCGGCCTTGGCGGCGACCTGGGCGGCGGTGAGTCCGACGTCCGCCAGCGCCTCGGCGGGCTGCGGGTCGTTCTGGTACTCGGCCAGGAAGGCGGCCCGGCCCAAGTCCAGCATCAGGTTGAAGGCGTGCTGGATCGCCGACAGCTCGGACGGCTTGTGCCGCACCGGCCAGGCCGCGGTCAGGCCGTGGTCCATGGCCTCGCGGTTGGCGGCGTAGAACTCCGTCGCCTCCCGCCCGCCGTTGCCGTTGCGGAGGCTGTCGCCGCGCACCTTGGCGTAGGCGTCCCACAGGTCCTCGCGCCGCTTGACCGCCTCGTCGGTCTTGAGCTGCTCCGCGGTGGCCGGCCACCCATACAGCAGCTTCGTCCGCTCGCCCTGCCACTCCGGGTGCTTGGACCGGTCCAGGCACCGGTCCGCCAGGTCGTCGGCGGCGATGACCGTGCAGGGCATCAGCCCCGCCACCTGCCTGCCGGGACCGGCCAGGCCCAGCACGGCGCCCTTGACGATCTTCTCCCGGGTGTTGACCTGGCTGGGCGACTTGGCGCTGTCGTCGGTCTGGGGGTCGTCGACGATGACCAGCCCGGGGCGGACTTTCTTGCCGTCCGGCCGGCTGTACTGCATCCCGCGGATGCGGCCGGTGATGCCGGCCACGCGGACGATGCCGGCGGAGCAGGAACTGCCGGCGACGGTCGGCAGGACGATCTCGGTCGCGGTCCACCCGATGTGGGTGCGGCGGCCGTCGAGGAGCTGGCCGTTGCCGCGCTGGGCGATGCCCTCCAGCCGCCGGATCGGGTAGCACGCCTCGGGGAAGTCCTCGGCCAGCGCCTCGTTGCACTCCAATTCGCTCTTGCCGCTGTCCAGCAGGCTCCCGGCCGCCCCGGCGTCGGCGCCGATGACGGCCACGAAGTCCTGGTAGCCGTACAGCAGCGCCCACAGGTAGGCCGCCACCACCAGCGACGTCTTGCCCGCGCCGCGAGGCATGGCGAAGGCGAACAGGCCGCCGCACTTCATCGCCTGCTCGATGCGGTCGATCGCCCGGCGGTGGTCGGGTGACCAGGCCAGGGCGAAGGTCTGCGGGAAATAGGTCCTGCAGAATGCCTCGAAGCTCTCGCGACACCGCGCCTTGCGATCGGGCTGGGCGACCGTGGGCAGGGGCCCGATGTCTCGGCCGGATCGGCTGCGGTCCGCCTTGAGGCTCGCCAGCCGCTCCCGCTCGCGCTCGTAACCGGCGGCGGTGCGGCCGGCCGTGCCCGCCGCGGCCGGCGGCGGCGCCGGCGTCTTCTTTCTGCGGCGGCCGGCGAACAAGCTAGGTGCCTTCCCCGATAATGGTGACCGTCACGCTGGCGGTGGCGGCCGCCGCGGCGATCAGGAGGTTCTTGTTGGACCCCCCCACCGCCAGGCCCGCGGCGTCCGGGGCGTGGTTCCACAGGTGTCCGCCGGGGTGGACCGGCAGGGTGGCCGTGCCCGAGGAACATAGCCCCGTCCAGGGGTTCGACGCCGCGTTGCCCACGTTGACGACGTTGGTCCCATCGTTGTTCGTGACCTTGATGCTCTTGACCTTGGTGAAGTCCCGGGTGCCGCCGTCCAGGCCGCCGGCCAGGCTGGTCAGGTCCAGCGTCGTGCCGGAGGTGTTGACCGTGAACGTGTTCTTCCAGAGGTGCTGCGCGGCCCCGGCCCCGGTGCCGTTGACGATCGGGGCAATGGCGGGGTTGTCGTACACGTCGAATTCCGCACCGGCGTCGTTCTGCGTCACTTGCTCACCGCTGTTGATGGCGGCGGCGAAGGTGGATTTGAGTAGCGTGGAGGACATCGGGGCTTCACTTCCCGGACAGCTCGACGATCTGTTTCAGCGCCCGCAGCGCCGTCTGGTGGTCGGCTACGTCCAGGGCCTTCTGGTAGATGCTCCGCGTTGCTTCGATGGCCCACCCCTTCACGACGGCCGGGTCGGCGTCGGCGGACTTGGCGATCCGCTTCATGGCCTCGACGATCAGCGGCTTGGGCTTGGCGCCCGGCCACGTCGCCTCGATGGCTTGGGCGACGTCGTGCTCGCAGGCGCCTCCGAGGATCCAGGTCGCTACCTGGTGGGTCCGCTCCGCCGGCGTGGCGGCCGCGGCCGGCTTTGCGATCTCATCGGCCATGGTCCCGTGCCTTGGCCGCGGTGGCGGCCGCGGTCACGTCCTCGATCCACCGGCGGTGGAACTCATACAGGTCCGGGGCCTCGGTCAGGGTGAACTGCTCGATGTTCCGGCACGATCGCAGGTTCGCGCTGCTCTCCACCACGAAGCGGCGGCCGTCGCTCATGGCCATCGTGATGACCTTGGCGTGGGATCGGAGGGCGACGATCGACTGTCTCCGCCCGGCCAGCCCGTCGGCCATCAGCCGGTATTCCTTTGGGTTCTGCCGCTCGAAGAACGCGCTGGCGACGATCCACACCGCCCGGACCTTGCCGGCGTCGAACAGGGCCAGCAGCTCGGCCGTGTTCTGGTCGTTAAACGACAGCGTGGCGATGTGCAGCGCGTCGACGGCGGCCGGCCTGGCCAGCTTCAGCGCCGCTGGGACGATGGCCCAGAGCGGGAAGTTTCCGCGGGCGATGCAGTGGATCGATTCGTCGCGGCCCGGCAGCTCGCGCAGATCCTTGACGGCGTTCTCACTCTCCAGGGCGTTGAGCAGCTTCCGGCGTCGGGCCCGGCGCTTCAGCGTCCGCCGGTCCTTCAGTTGGCCCTGGGCGTCGGTCGGCTGGATCGAGAGCAGCGGGTTGCCGCCGGTACGGAGCATCGGGTCAGACGTCCCATAGGGCCGGCTTGATCGGAAGCCTGCCGTTGGCCAGCGGGAGTCGGTCGGTGACGTTGAGCAGCCAGTAGAGGTAATGGCCCGCGGTGCCGTTGTTCGCGGCGGACTGCTGGACCGTCACCACGTTGTTGCCTCTCCCGCCCACCGTGATCCCGCCGCCGGTCTCATATTTCCAGCGTGGCGTCAGGGTGAAGGGGTCGTCGGACCCGTCCGCCTCCGCGGCCGTGTAGACCACGAACCGCAGGAGCTTGGCCGACAGGTCGATCGGATTGCCCTGGCCGTCCTGGATCGTCCACTGGTCCGCCGGCGCCGAGCCCTGCGCGATCGGGCTGAGGTCGCGGGTGGCGAATCGGGGATTGGCGACGTTGGCCTGTGCCGGCGTCACCTGTACGACGGTCCGCGTGGCTGCCTGGGCGATCGCGTAGCCCGCCGTCCCCGCGGCGTAGGTGCCCGGGACGGGGTTGCCCAGCGGATCGCCGCCCCCGCCTCCCGAGCCGGCGGGCGCGTTGGACAGGGCCGGCGCCGTGAACTTGTCGGGGATGCTGCCGACCAGCATCCCTGCCAGCTTGGCATCGGTGGGGCCGTCGGGCACGGCGCCGCTGTCGCTACTCACCATCACTTTGTTGTCCGAGCCAAGTACCAGAGCGGCCAGTTTCTTCCCGATGGAGTTCGCGGTGGTCAGAGCGCTCGTGAGGGTGCCCCAGATCGCGCCGGCCAGGCTCGCCCGCTCCCCGCTCGTAAGGGCCATTGGGTCGCCCGGACCCGCCCTCCCGCTCACCTTGACGTCGAGGTTGGTGAGGATCGCGGAGACCGCGTCCGGCAGGTCCGGCGCCGCAGCATAGGACCAGTCGGTCACGTTGGCCGACACTTCGACTTCGCACGATTGCACGTCCGCCGGCAGGGGGCCGCTCACGTCCGCCGGCGCGACGGTGGCGGGCACCCGGCCGTAATTGACGGCGATCTGCCCGCTGCCCGTACCGATGGTCGGCAGGCCGCCGTCCGCGCCAGGGGCGGTGGCCGGGAGCGCGGCGGCGAGGCTGTTGCCCACCACCCATAGCGCAGGCACGTCCTGCTGGTCCATCGTCGCGTCGCTAGTGCTGAAGACGGCGACGTAGCTGTCGGCGATGGCGTCGGAGCCGGACGATAGGGTGTAGTAGTAGACCCCCGCCAGAAGCCCCGCCACCGTCGTACCGCCGCTGGCGAGGAGCGAGCCGGAGCCCTTCCGCTCGATGGAGACGGTCGGGGCCGACGACGGCACCGTGCCAACCCCCGCCTTGCGGAAGTGGGCTACAAAGGTGATGGATTGGCTGACCTGCGAAAGCATTCGTGGCGCGAATTACTGCCCGATCTCGGCTTGCAACATCGCAATCTGCTGCTGCAGCGCCTGCTGCGCGGTGGCGTTGTCGGTCTGCTGCTGGCGGGACTGGGCCTGGAGGGCGGCGATCTGGGCGTTGAGCGTCTCGCGCCGCACCAGCCGGCTCGCGGTCGTCAGGAAGGCCGTGGTGGCGTCGGCGGTATCGACGCCGAGGGCGATCAGCCCCCGCACGACCTGCACGGTGCCGGCGACCACGGCGCCGGCGTCGTCGGCACTCACGCCGGCGGCGGCGTAGGCCGACACCAGGGCGTCGGCGGTCAGCGGGTTGGAAGGAGTCGGCGGGGGAGGCGTTGGGGTGGGAGAGTCGGCCATGGGTGAGTGGGGTTAGAGTCCGTATTTGCCCCGCAGGGCGTTGGTGACGCTGGTGATCTGTGAAGGGGTCAGCGGGCCGTAGCACAGCACCTCCGCGACGTCGCCCGCCAGGTAGGTGACGGAGTTCAGGCCCGAGCGCACGCCGAGGTACAGGAGGTTGTCCTGGCTGCCGACGTTGGTGTTGCTGTTAGCCGACCCGCTCTGGGCGGTGCCGTTGCGGCTGAGGGTCGCGGCGCCGGCCCCGGTCGCGTCCCACTGGACGGCGATCAGGTCCCACGCCCCCGCGGTCGGCGAATACCATTGCGTGGCCACGCCGCCGGCGTCCGGCTGCCACGCGGAGTCCTTGGTGGTGACCTTGCCCGCGTCCGCGTCGTACAGGAGCTGGGCGCTGTCGGTGCCGTCGCCCCAGTCGGCCAGGCGCGGGTAGGAGCCGGCGGTGAGGCTGGCGAAGCGCGCGACGACGAAGAGCGTGATCTCGGCACCGGCGACGGCGCCCGGCGACGGGCAGGTGAAGTAGGCTGGGCTGGCGAAGGTGACGGCCGGCAGGCCGTTGATTGCCCCGGCCGTCAACGTCGGCGAGCCGTGGGGCGTGCCGTCGCGGCCGTTGCCGCTCTGGTCGGCCCAGGCGGTGACGGCGCCGCCGGAAGTCGTGACGCCGGCGCCCGCGTCGAGCAGGAGAAGGGGAGCGGGGACGGTACGCCTGCGGGACGTGCCGATGGATGAGAGTGAGGGGCCGGGGAGGAGCATCAGCGGCAAGCGAGGTATAGCCCCACCCATACCGCGCACGCCCCCCCAGGATCAGCAGCCAGGCCAAGGCGTCGGTGCGGCGGCACTCCGCGCGCGTGCGGGCGAGGGTCTCGGCGAGGTCGAGGCGGTCGGTGGGGTCCATACTGTCCGTACGCCGGCGAGGGGCATGGAGTCACCGCAGCAGCGCGGCCACGTCGGCCTTGACGCGGGCGATGGTGTCGGCGGCGGTGCGCTGGTTGCTCAGGTAGTCGGCGACGGGCTGTGACCAGTCATAGACGATCGGCTTGGTGCTCACGACGAAGCCGCTGCCGTCGTGGGGCTTGAGGCCGCCGAACGCCGGGCCGCTCCATCCCGCGATTCGGTTGCCGGTGCCGGTGATGAGTCTGGCGCCGGCCGGCGGTGCGACGAAGGGCGGGTGGTCGTGGTTGTTCCAGGTCCCGCCGGAGACGACGGCGGCCTGTGGGTACAGTCTGGCGCCGGGGTGGTTGGCGTTGGGCGCTGCGGAGCACTGGCCGACGGTGCCGACGATCGTCGTGTTGTCGATCTCGACGGGGTTGTACGCGATGAGGCCGGAGCCGCCGGTGTAGTTGGCGCCGTCGAACCAGAGGTGCGCGGAGAGGATCAGGCAATCGCGGATCGTGACCCGCCCCATCACCGCCTCGACACCGGTGCCGTTGTCGATCAGGAGGCAGTTGAGCAGCGTGCCGCCGTTGCGGAGCTGGCAGCCGACGTTGGCGTTGCCGATGAAGATCGTGTTCGTGAAGATCGGCGCCGCGGCGTCGCCCTGGCCATACCAGCCCTGGCGGAATTCCGTCGGGGTGGTGGCGGGCGCGGAGCGGGGCCGGCCGTTCCACCCCAGCAGCGAATCGGTGACGGAGATCGGGCCGGGGATGGCCGAGGCATAGACGCCGCTGCCCTCCATCTGGAGGTCCGACATGGAGTCCAGGAAGCGGCAGTTTCGGATCGTCAGGCCGCCCTGGTAGGACTGGCAGACCGCCCCGAACCGGTAGCCCGACACACTGAGGTTGGCCAGCATCTGGCCGGCGACGTGGTTGACGCTATAGCTCTGCGGCGGCGTCCCTTGGTTGGGGGCCGTGGCCGTAAGCACCGTCAACGGTGGAGGCGCCGGCGCGGTCGAGGGCGCGGGCGTCATGGCCGGCCGGGTCGCGGCTGCGGTCGCGGGTGCCACCGCGGCTGCCGTCGCCGCTGGCGTGGCTGGCGGCCCTGTGGTTAGCGCGGCCGCCCCGACAAGCTCCCGCAACGTGACGGCGTAGCGGTTGCCGGCGACGTGCCCGAGCGGGGCCCACAGCTCCCAGCCGGGAGGGACGCTCACCGCGGGCTGCGCGGCATCGGCGGCAGTCCGGTAGGTGACGTAGTGCCGGCCGTCGGCGCCGACGGCGTCGCTCAACGGCGTCAGGCCGAGTTTGGAGAGGTCGGGCGGCGCCCTCTCGGCGGGCTGCGTCGCCTGGGCCAACAGCTCAGGGGCGACCGCGAGGAAGGCCGAGGCGAGCGCGGCGGCAGCGAAACTGAGAACGAGGTTGAGGACGGTTCGGTTGGTCATGGGTCAGTTGCGGGCCTGTTGGCGCTCGAGAGAGGCGGCGAGCCGGATCAGCCCGTCGTGGTCTTGGGCGACGGCGTGGGTCAGTTCCTGCACCTGCCGGCCGATCTCCGCCACCACCAGCGCGGTCTGGTCCGCCTTCTGGTTTTCGAGGCGCTCGATCCGCTTTTCGGCCTCCGACATCCGGTAGTCGGTCTGGGCGCGGTTGACGAGGTAGGAGCCGCCTACGCTGAGGGTGGCCGTCACGACCGCGACCACCAGGCCGCCGACCTTGTTGGCCAGGGACACGGTCAGGACGGCCTTGCGCAGGTCCTGCGGCTCGGGCTGGCTGGTCAGGGCGCGGTCGGGCGTGTAGGTGTGGCTCATGGGAGCGGTCTACCTTGCGTCGCGGCGGCGCGGTCGGGGCTAATTCGCGGGGCGGGTCGTCGGGGGCGGGATCACGTACCACCCCGCCGGAAGCTTCACGGGCTTGGTGCCTTCGATCCACTGACCGTTCCCGTCGCGCACGTAGACGTACCCGCTGGCGTCGCGGGAGAGGCGCACGGCCGTTCCGGGCTCGACGAGGACGGCCTGGGAGCCGCAGCCGGCCAGGGCGAGCAGCAGCAAGGGGGTCAGTCGTCTCATGGCGGTGGCACCTCTCCGCTGGCGATCGCCTGGTCTCGGGTCCGCTCGGCGGCCGACTGCTCCGCCGGGTCCGCCTTGGACTCCACGGCGGTGTTCGTTTGCCAGTCGATCCAGGCCTGGCGGAGTTGGGGCAGGTGCTCAAGGGTGGCGGCGCATGCCCCGCGCATCAACTCATAGGCGAGGCTGGCGGCGGGCGTGGGCGACGCGAGCGGCATGGGCTTCCCGGTACTCCGGGAGAGGCTTGGGGTGGTGGGCAACCCGGGTCCGAAGCACCCGGGCTACTTGGCCTTGGGGGCCAGCAGGCCGCTCAGCTTCGCGGCCACCAGCAGAAGGCCGAACTTCGCCAACTCGGTGAGTGCCGTCTCGCCCTGGGCGACGGTGGCGGGATCGGTGATGCCCGCGGCCTTGCATACGCTGTCGGCAGCGCCCTTGGCAACCGGGGCCAGGAACGAGGCGAGCGCGGTCTCGCCCTCGGTGACGAGAGTGGAGGCGACGGACGGGGCGGCGGCGACAGGGGTTGCCGTAACGGGGATGGCGGTGCTGCTCATGGTTTGGATCGCTCCGGTGATGAGACTGAGGGCGGTGCGGTAGGCGGGCGCGAACGCGCCGACGACTTTTGAGAGAGTGTGGTCCACAGCCAGGACAGGGCGCGGGCGAGGACCGGCCGGCTCGGGCCGAGCGTGGCTTTCAGGCCGCTCCGGTGGCGCGAATAGGAGACGGCCACCCACGCAAGGGCGGCGGCCGCGGCGATCTGGACGAATGGCCAGTGCGGCTCATGCAGCACCCTGGCCAGCTCGCGCACGACGGCGGCGGCGAGGTACGCCTCGCTGCTCAGCCAGCCGGGGCGGTGGTTCGGGGACTCCGGCATGGTTCAGGCCGCGCGCTCCGAGCGAAACGGGGCCGGCGGGTTGGCCAGCTCCCACCCATTCATTGCCAGGTTCCTGATCCCCCTGCGGATCAGGCAGAACGCGGAGGCACGCGAACAGCCCATCCTGAGTCCTATCAGGCGCAGGGGCGTCAAGCGCCCGCCGTTGCCGAAGCGCTCCGACAGCGCCTCGATCTGGCGGGGTGATAGCCCGTCCAGCGGGTCGGTGGCGGCGTCTAATCGCGTCCGGCGAAACATGGCCCTCTGTAAGACGTGCGCGGTTGTCAGCGCTTTTGTCAGCGCCCCCCGGCCGCCCTCAGCCTGGCCAGCTCCGCCTTGCGGCAGGCGGGACAGAACCGCTCGCCGTACGCCCTGAGATTCGCGCACGCCCCGCCGCCGTCCGGTTTGCCCTGGCAGCCGGGGAGGGTCGGGAGGTGCCGGTCGGTGCGCCGCACCCGCCGCACGGTCATGCCGTGCGCGTGCGCCTCGGATTCGTGGCGGACGGCGACGTAGATTTCAGTCGGCGGCTCGTCGTCGTCGCCGTCGTCGGCAGGGACCGTGTAGAACTGCGGCCAGAGGACCGGGGCGAGGAGCTGGAGCTGCACCCGCGCGACGAGGTAGTAGATGAATGTCTCTACCTTGGGCAGGGGCACGCCCCGGGCGCACGCCAGAGACAGGAGCCAGTCCTCGAAGCGTCGGGTCCTGTAGTGCGCGTAGGACCGCTCCCGGAGATAGACCAGGTCGCTGGACAGGTCGGCCGGGTCGATCCCTGTCCAGAGGCCCGCCGCCGGCGTCTGCGGTCGGAGTTCGAGGCTCCGCCGCCGGCGGCGACCGCGGTGCGTTACTGTGTGGGGGATCCCGTCTGTTCCCGGCGGGGGCGGGGCCGGCACCGGGCCGGCGGGAGAACCTTTTGTTTTGGGGTGATGCTGGTGATGAATCACGTCGGGTGCCCTCCGGCGCGCCGTTTCCCGGTTTTTCTCCCGGCCCGCTCGCGCTTCTAGCAATATGCATTGCGAATCCGCGGCTGGTCGGAAATCCCGCGGCCGTCTGGCGGGCTGGCGGCCAGTGGTGGTGGTGGAGACGTGGAATCTGGGTCGCCCGCGTGTGAAAATTCCGCCCGACGTTTACCCGCGGGCCCCGACCCACCCCCCAAAAGGACCCGTCCCGCCATCATGTCGCTGCCGACACCTTGACAACCTCTCTGATTCCGCGGAAGGGGCCGGCGCTGGGGGCGCGGCGAGTGAAAGATAATTGGCGTTATCCTTCACCCGCCGGCGGCCCGGGCCGCTTCACGAACGCCCCGCTCGACTGCCGAGGGCGCGAGTGGATGTAGCGTTCGGTAGTTTCGCTGGAAGCGTGGCCCAGACTCTGCTGCAGCGTGCGAAGGTCGCACCCGTGGTCGATGGCATGGCTCGCGTGGCAATGCCGCAGCCAATGCGGCGACGCCTTCAGCCCGGCGCGCTTCGCGGCCCGGCTGACGATCCGCCACACTTGCACGGTACTCAGCGCCTTCCCACCGCCGCCCTCCCGGCTGGCGAAGACCGGGTCGCCGTCGCCGGACTTCGGCGAGCTCAGTCGAGCCGCGTCGCCGCGCCATGTGCCGAGCAGGGCCCACGTCTCCGGATCCAATCTCAGATGGCGGGTCTTACTGCCCTTGCCGAAGACGGTCAGGATTGCGCCGCCCGAGTCCGCCCGGGCGTCGCGCCAGCACAGCGACGTCAGTTCTTCCGCCCGCAGCCCGACCAGGTAGAGAAGCTCGAGTATCAGCCGGTTGCGCCCGGGCTCGGCCGCGGCGACCAGGTCGCTGACCTGGCTCTCGCTGAGGATGCGCTCGTTGAGCGTGTCCTTGGCCTTGGGCAGCCGGAGCGCGGCGGCCACGTTGTATTGCAGGTGGCGGATGTCGGCGGCGAACGTGAAGAGGGACTTGACCGCGGCGAGGATGCGTTTGCGCGTGCCCGGCGAAAGGCCCTTGCGCTGCAGGTCCTCGGCGAACGACTGCAGGTCTTCGAGGGAGGTCTGGTCCAGGGCCTTGCCGACGTGCTCGAACAGGCGGCGGGCGTCGGCGGCGTAGCCGCGTTGCGTGTTGGCGGCCTTGCCCGAGATCCACATGCGCACGATCAGCTCGTCCGTGCGGTCGCGGGCCGGGGGCGGCGGGACGGCCGCCGCTGGCGTCGGCTGGTAGACGAGGATCTCGTAGCTCATGACGGCTCGTCCCAGCCGTGCTCGGCGACGCGGTGCAGGCGTCCCGGCTCAAGCCAGTGCGCCATGCGGTCTGCGTCCCGGCGGCGGGCGAAGCGACAGGCGTCGGCATGGTCGCCCGGCTTCGACCACATCAGCTCGGCCAAGCCCGAGAGCGGCAGCCGGCCGGTGAAGTACTCCGGGCACGACCCGTCAGAGCCGCCGCGCTCGATGACCCATCCGTAGGTCACGCGGCCTCCCCGAGTCCGGCCAGGATCGAGGCCTCGATCGCGTCCAGGTCGATGCTGACTTCCGGCTTGAACTCCGTGCAGAGCGACGGCGACGTCGGGGCAGCGTCGCCGGCGGGCCCCGCCAGGTGTGCGATTTCGTCGCCGGCCAGGATCGAAGGCAATAGGGTGGTGCGGACGGCGAGCACCGACAGGAACTGTTCGCGCGTGATCCGCTTGCTCTGCACAAGGGCGTAGAGCTTGAGCGGGTCCACGAACGTCCTCGGCCGTGCGCCGCCGGACAGACGGGCGACGACCAAGTTTGACTGCGCGAAGGAGGCGCCCTGCTGCGCCATCTTCGACTTGACCGAAGCCTTGAGCTGTTCGAGCCGGCCGCCGTCCTGGCAGAGCGTCGAGAGGATCCGGATCAGCGTTAGGCGTCGGTCGGTGAGGACCTTCGCGCCCTCGGGGATTCGGATGGACATGGTTCCCTCGGTGCGCGCAGGCCGTCGCGGCGGCGGGCGCCGCGGGGTCGGCGTGGGCTGGTCTGTGGTTCACGGGAATGACGCGGGCGCACGGCGGCGAGGGTCTGGGGTGCGTCCGGCTCGGGGATTGGCTCCGGGCTTGCGTCCGAGGGCGGTGGATCATCCAGCGCCAGCGGGCGAAAGCCCGGAGCGAAGCTCCGTGGCCATTGATAGGATCGGACCGAACGGCTGGCGTCTCAAGCAGCCTGCGCGGCGCGCCGCCGGTCCAGGGGCGACAGCCGCAGTGCCAAGGCGACCGCGGGGCTTCGCTGGGCGAGGGTCTGGGCCCAGACGGGGGTGATGAGGATGTGCCGGCTGAGCGGCGTCCTGTCGGGCACCAGCAGGACCTGGCAGCCCCCCTGCTCGTCCGCCGCGATCTGGGCGGCCATGGCCGCAGAGCAGGCGCCCCACTTACCCTCCGGCCCCTTCGGCCAGTTAGTAACCCAACGTGCCATTGCCGAGATTATCGGCACCGGCACCGCCGCGAGTTGACGCGGGCGCCCGAGGCAGCGGAGCATATGGCCGCGGCCGCGCGGCCCGGGGTGTGGGTATCCGCGCGGCCGCTGGGCGACGCCGGCCCG